CGTTAAGCTCACTGAACTGGTAATGCATGTACTTTGTGGCCTGCTCAGCAGCCTGTACGTCTTCTGTTCCACGTGGAACATACTCAACAGGCTTGTCAGTAGACAGAAACACACGCATCAGAGAGGGCTTAATCGCGCGAATAGTATCTCTAACCTTTGTAGCTACTACCTTTGATCGACCATCTTCCTCGCCAATATCGACCTCACCGTCAAAGTATCTTTGCGCTTTAATTCGGTCTTCAGCAATCTCGGACTCGCAGAAATCGACAGCGTCCTGCACAGCCTCGCGCGCGATGCCTTCAATCTCTAGGTCTGTCATTGGCTTTAAATTCATCGCTGTTCGTCCTCGCGTCCTTCTTCGATACGCTGAGCCGTAGGTCCAGCCTGAGAAGCTAATTGAGCCACAAGCGAGCGTTGCTGCTCTGGTGTTAAATCTCGTGATTGATAAATCAATCTAGCAATACGCTCTTTGTTCTGCGGAGTCATCAAGAGCGCTCCACCAGCTAACAATGCGCCAGATAATTGCTGGAATATATCTGTGCCGCCCATAGCGCCGAAGCCGCCAGTTGCCGCCACAGTCTGCTTCAAGCCAATGGTTTGGTTTTGGCCTAGTCGATTCACGGCGCGCTCTAGCGCTTCCTGCGCTGTAAGTAATCGAGAAATATCCATGCCAGTAGGGCCGTAGCCCTCTATGGTTTCTCTTAATGCGCCCCGCGCTCCTGCCGCCGCCTCTTCTGTGATTCTAGTTTGTAGCGGAGGTGTTGTTGGTGTAATGCGGTCGTAGTTAAGCTTCTTATCAAGCTCTTGACGTAACTTGCGCACCTGAGAAGGCGTGAACTCTTGCGTGCCCGTACCAACAGACTTAGACCAATCTGCAAGATACGACGTGATTGCTGCGCTATCAGCTTTTGCTGTTGGGTTTACGAACGGGTCTGCAAGCTCTTCCCGTAGTTGTGTTACCGGTCGCGTTAACTCATACAAAGAAATGGTTTTACCTTCTTTTTCTGCTACTTCGATTAAGCGATCAAGCTCGCTTGTGCGTGTATCGATAATCTTGTTTAGCTTTGTCAAACCCTCTGGACTAACTGGTACACCTTCTTCTAACAGCGTCCCGATAACCTGTTGTCGCGTTCCCTGTTGCCCCATCCGTGAGCGTGGGCTTGTGCCCATTTTGAGGTTTGTTTCATACGTAGCCTCTGGGAAGCTTCTGACTAGTGGCACGGCTGTTGCCGCACCTAATCCTAATGCTGTAGCGGCGCCTAATGGATCAGCAGACTCAAGAGCGCCACCTGCTCGGCGTAAAGCCTCTGCGGGCGCTTGCACTCGTGGAGATGTTTTGGCAGCAATCTTCGCTATGTTCCCGGAAACCTTGAGCGGTGCGCCAACTAAAGACACATCCGACATAAAGCCTACAGGGTCATCATACGCAGTCTGTAAGGCCTGTCGTACGCTTCCATAACGATCAGCGTAAAAATTACTGAGCGCTTGCAAACCGTCACCAGTAAACATTTCCTTGATGCCTTCAGCTACTAGCAAAGGGTCCGTGAATACTGTCGCTAAGTCTTGCGCATACTGTGCGGCGCTGCCTGGGATGTTTGCCATTGCACCTGCGGCCGTGTACTGCGTCTGACGATCGCCAATCCCTGCTGACTTCTCTGGTAGGTTTTGCTCAGCGAATCGCGCTCTAGCCTTGGCTTCTAGCTCTAACTGACGTTGCGTTTTAGCCATCCTATTCGTCCTTTAAATATTCGCGCTTTTCGTCGTCGGTTAGGCTGAGCCATGCAGAGTCACCGCTAGTCCAGCTTGCAGGTGGCGTTGTCATAATCTGTTTGGGCTCGACGTCCGCTTGCTCTTTATCACCCAAGAAAATATCACCGGTATAACCTACTGGGGGCAATCCGTAACCGGGTGCTACAGCTTGTATTTGCCCTAAGTAATAATTGCGGTATGGCGTATGTTGTTCCACGGCGCCTTGATAAAGCATGCCAGCTCTAGCAAGAAAGTCGGCACGCTGTTCTGGCAACAGTAATTCGCCTGTTTGTAGGCGCTGCATAGCTTGAGCAACCACGGCGGGAATCGTTGTACCGTCTTTTTCCGCTCTTGTTAACGCCGCTCTTGCACCGGCCGCTGTCGCAAACTCACTTTCTCGAACTACTGAGCCGGGGTCTAAAACCTTCATGAAGTTAAAGATAAGAGCAAGATCACCGGCCGCGCTAGATTTATCGGCTGAGCTGACTACCCGACTGTAAGCGCCAGATTGTTTTTGGAAATCTTTTGTTGATTGCGACCCTTCATAGTCCTTGCGTATCTTGCCAGCTTCTTCTCTTTGTCTTGAAGTGAATCCATCTTGCGGCTGTTGGCCGCCGTACAACACACGACCAGTAGTTGGATCTACAATTTGGTCATCTTCACCTACGACTACACCCTTTGGCCTCTCAAACATAGATTTCAGCACCATTGGGGCAACAGAAGGGTTTTGCTCAATAATCGTCGCTAAGTCATCTCTGCCTTGGGCGCGCAAAAAACTAGCCGTTTGATTGATCTGCCGGCCAGCCTGTCTTTTTGCTTGTATGTCTTGCCCGCGCTGTAGCTGGCTTTGAATAAATTGCTGGTTAGGGTTTACGGTCATAGACTGCAGCCCGGCCGCTAAACGTGCGCGTACCGCTGGGTCTTGCAGGGCGTCCATAGCGCGACGACCTAGTCGTGATAACCCGCTAACAAAAGGATTAGGTGGGCGACTACCGGGCGCTGGGCCTACAGCTTCTAAAGGCTTCATTGCAGCCTCGCGCTCTGCTGAAAATCGGGCTTGGTCAGCCAAACGCTTATCTACACCTTGCTGCGCTAGTGCTGCCTGCATTGCCATGTTTTGCTCTGCGCCGGGTGTGGCTGACATCAAACCGCTCTGAGCCTGCTGATTACGCATTTGCTCTAGCAAGTACATTTCTTCTGGTGTCATACGCCCGCTCCTGTCATTTTCGCTAACAGCCCTAACACCTTCTCGATGTTCATTTCATTGCTTGGATCGGGTGTGTAATTTATGGCGCCAAGCCCCTGTCCGGGCTGCATCGCCGGCACTGGCATCATCTGCAACAAACCCCCGCCTCGCTGTATGGGCATTACTTGAGAGTCCATTGGCTGTTGAGCGTAATCCATTGCCGCCCTACCAAAACCCGCCAAGCGCTTAGCATCTTCTTCACTGAGGTCTAAAAGGCCTGCGATGAATCCTTGTTTTTGTGGTAAGTCCGTCGCAACCATCAGCCCATACTCAGTCCGAGAGTTAAGTAATCAAACAGTCCGGGCTGTCGGCTTGTTGTCGTCGACTGAGGTACAGGAGCCGCACCAAGCGCAGAGGCCAAGTAGCCGAGAGACTGCTGAGGGAATCCTGAGAATCCTTGGAATTGTTGTTGCGCACGATCAAAGACTTGTTGCTGCAGCATCTGCTGTAGCGCGCCCTGCTGTGCCATATCTTGCTGTAGGTTGCGACCCATACCGAAGGCCTGTTGTGCTAGACCGCCCATCTGCGCTGCCGCCCCCAGTCTTTGACTTGCACCTGTTAAACCTGCCTGCTGGTTAGCGAGCGCCGCCTGTAGCTGCCTGTTTAAGTCCTGACCTGCTGCTCCTTGGTTAGCGAGAGCCGCCTGTAGGCGAGTCGTAATATCTTGGCCTGCCATCTGCTGAGCGTTCTGGAAGCCTCCCAATCGCAAGTTAGCTGCTGTACGTGCCGCCTGCTCCATCGCCGCCTGACCAGCTTGTGACTCCAAGATCGCAGAGCGAGACCCGCCAAAAGCACCCGCCGCTTGAGCTTGTGCCGCAAGCTGGTTGGCTTGCATCTGTCGAGCCTTCTCAATGTCACCTAGTGACTGCTGTACAACAGTGTTTTCGAACGGATTGAAGTAGGCAGATAAATCAGCTTCCGCAATTTGACCCGCAGTGACTTGGGGCATCGTCCCGCCCACTGAAACCTGCTGTGGTTGATAGCCCATTCCTGCCGCTGTACCCGCCATAGCCGCCGTCTGACCTGCTTGCGCCTGCTGGAACACGTTAGGTCCCGCAGGAGATGGTGCCGGTGCTGGTGCTGGTGCAGGGCTTAGAGGTGGATTAACACCTGTAGGCACTGGACTACCACCCACAGATGGAGGTACGACGCCGGGAGACATCTGCCCAGTACCACCTGCCGAAAGCATGTTGCCCATCATGCCGCCAGCCGTTGGGGTTGAAATTGTGGCGCCGCCTGCTGCTTGTCCTGCCATCTTACGACTCCTGTATGCTTGGGTTTGGCATAGTCATCATGCCGCCGCCGAAATTTGGATAGGTTGGCATCCCGGGCGGTAAGGTTCCCGGAGGGAAAAAACCCGGAATTCCCGGACCAGAGTAATTAGTGCCAGTAGGGGGGTTTGGCCCAGCAAACAGGTTCTGGAACTGCGCGTACTGCGCCGGCTGTGCCTGTTGTAGCTGAGAAAGAGACTCCTCAAACAACTGACCCGTACCGTATCCTAGAAGCCCGTTGCCGTAATCAGTAGGCGTCGGCAGGCTGGCTTGTACGTCCATTTGAGGAGCCAAACCAAATGCCGCGGCTGCATCGGCAGTAGACTGCATGGCTTGGGTCTGCATAGGACTAAACGCCGCAACCGAAGGCCCGTAATAGGGCATATATCCCACCTGAGCGAGCTGCTCGGCGCGAGCAATGTTTCGACGCGCTGGCTGCTCAATCCAGTCTGGGATCTCGACCTGTGTTGTTTGGCTACCGCCTTTTCCACCTGACATATTAGATATCCTTTCCTAAAACCGTGAAGGTTTCTCGATAACCCTTCTCTTTTAAAACCTTAGCCCACCCCTTGCGGCCAGCTATGCTCATTCCTGTACAACCGTTCATCTTGGCAAACTCAACAGCCGAGCTGTCCATATCGATGATCTGATCCATCTCACCGCCCGCCAGAAAGATATGCAAAACCTTTTTGCGCGGGTATTTGATGATCTCCGTTACAGCGCAACCCCTTGGTGCCGGCCAGAACTGCATTTCACCTCTGACAATCGCCTCAGTAACATCGGCTAGGGTGTGCGTGCCTCCTGACCTTTCCAGCGCCGCCTCTAACCAAGGCTTGCAACGTATCAACTCATCAACAACTGTCGTCAATTATATCACCTATGGAAGCGTATTATCGTAAGTGTTGCCGCTGGGCATGCGGGCTCATCAGAAATACCGCTCGCTGCAAACGCCTTCAGCGACCCGCTAGTGCTGTCACAAGCAGTAGCAACCTCCAAGTAATCATCGGCGTTGGCGTGAATAATCGCCGCACGGCTGACAACCGTTGTCTGTGAATTCCCATGCAAAGCAGTCCTCATCGTACTGCCTGCAATATTGGTGCCGTTGATTTTGGGCCAGAATGCAAACTCAACAGTAGAGCCTGACGATGAAAAAATCTGCGCAGAGAAGCTGACAAGGTAGTAACCGGGCTCGTCAAATGCGATCTGAGAGCCTGTAAGCGTCAGCCCCTCATTGTTAGCCCCTGCGGTAAAAGTAAGCTCGTAGGTCGTGTCTGCGGCTGCATACGAGTAATCTGAGCTAATCCCGAAATCGCCGTGCCCGTCTGCTAAAACTATCTGCTTGTAAGAACCATTAACCGACACCACCGGGTACTGGTTGGTGCTATCCCAAAGGATAATGCCGTCGTCATTCGCCTTATCACCGGCCTGCTTGAAAACAAGCCTTGATCTAATTCGGTTTAAATGCTCAACCAGCCGCTCGCCCCAGCTCTTCCACTCTGGACCGAGGGGTGGTGGCGCGAAACTCATCGCTTGCCGCCTTGCAGTAAGTTAAGACGGGGTACACCAAAGCGCCAGTCGATCAGCTCACTGCCATTTACACGCAATCGCAACTGGCGACCACTGAATCTAGCGCTGACCGGGTTAGCCATTGTGTATGGTCCGTGCGTCGTTTCTTCACCGTTTGGATAGAAGCGCGTCTTGAATGTGAGAGTCGCCTCTCCCTGTGTCTTTTCATCAGGAATGACCTCATTGACCTTCACAATGTTAGAGCCAAACAGGATAGGCCCAGACTCTGCATGTGGCGCCGTACCGCCGTGATCATAGCCGAACTCATGATTGTAGATCTTACCGCTAGAATCAAACATAACCGGGTGCCTAAATACACCAGCATCAAAGCCTGCGGTACGATCAAGCTCACCTATGTTCCAGTAGTTTTCTTTGTAGTTGTAGATGACATAACGGTCATTCTCGTTTGCAGAGCCGGAAGGGTAAAACCACCATGCCTCTCCATACTGGGCGTTGTTCATGGCGAACACTTTAGAACTCTGAGACTTGTTTATGTCAGTAAAGACGTAATCTAAGACGTCGCACTGCATCTCCTGCACTGCCGAGCCGTTAAACACGAAGAAGCCCTTGGAGCCCATCCAGAAGGCGCCTTCCATGTTGGGCACACAAGCATGACGCGATATTGCGCCACACGACGTACCGACGCGCTCAAAACGGAAAACTAACTGAGGCCCGATATACGTGGCTACGTGTGCATCTGTCGTAGTTAGTATGAGTGTTTTGCCGCGCAACCGGTGACCACTAAGGATTTCGCCGTTTGTTGACAGCTCAAAATCACCCGCCTCGTTAGTTGCAGTAGGCGCCCATGTTGTATTGTCTTCCTTGTCACACCACTGCACTTTCCGTGGATTGCCACCTGCCCCCAAAGCGAACAGAAACCGCTCGGCTGTTGTTACCAGCGACAAGTTATTGACTGGCGCGTTACTTATCTTTGACGCGTTCGCTGACGTTAAATCCCACTCGTATAAGAAGCCGTCATCAACTGAGCATGCAACTAGATATTCGCCCCAGCTATCCAACGCCCATGTAGTTGCTTCTTCCCATACGCCTTCAAACTCGCGCGGTGTACCGTAATATTGCTCGCCGTAGTTCTGCTTACCAAAACCAACAATATCCGTGGCGTCCTTAATGCCGGCGCTGTAGTCAGAGTTAGTTGGTGTTATATCAGTTACGCCGCTGCTAGATGAGATCGCAAACAGCTTCTCATGCGTGCCTACCGCCATGCGGGTAACAAAAGAATTATCAACCCAGCCCAAAGAGCCTCTTGGCGGCTGATCCAGTGTGGCACCCGTCTTTTCTCGCTCTTCCCAGCCACCCATAGGCTGAAGAGAGCCAGAGCGCCAGCGCACAAAATTTACATCGCGCCAACGCCCGGCACCCTCTAAGTCCGTACCATGCCTGTAGACGCCGGGTTGTATTTGTATGGACTCTATTGGCATTGCAGCACCTACGTTACTTGCTTAGATAAATCTTGTTGTATGGCAGACTTGACCCTCGCTTCTGTCGCAGGCAAGTCCATAGCGCCATTCACATAAATAATTGGAGCCCGAAAATCGCCCGAGTTGCTGCCATCGCTCCATGTGCCGCTGACAGTGATCTCGCCGTCAGCAGGGGCTGTATAGGTAAACGTAATCACAGGGTAATCCTCAACTCTATGTCGCCCGAGCCATCAAAGGTCGCAACAAAACTTGCGTGCTCTTGGGTTGTAAAATCTGCTTCGCTCCACGTCCACCACCGAAAAAAACTGCTACCCTGCGCAGTAACTGCCTCGCTTGATGTCAGAGAAATAATCGTGCCGTCTGTACACCTAAACTCTAGCGTAGAGAAGGCATCTTCTGGTGGCTCACCGCTAAGATAGAGCCACAGGTCGCTTGTGTTCTCGTTTGTTGACGTGTACCAATTCTTATACAGATACAAAATGTTGTAACCGTTAAGCGTTGTAGGGCTAATTGACCCGCTTATGAACTTACCGTTGTACTCTCTTCCATTACTGGTTATTGATGCCTGCGTCAGTACGTGAGTCTCATTGAATTGCGACGCATCATAGAAATCGGCAAAGTCCATCGTCGCACCAGAGGCTGCGCTAATAAGTGCGCGCACGTCTGCGTCGTTGATAGATACGGTCGTGCCTGTAGTGCCACCCGCCTCAACGTGGATGTCATCGAGCGATATTGCACCGCTACCCTGAAGCGCCATTAGGGAGTACCGTATGCAGTGATGTTGTTCTTAGCGATAATTTCGCCGGTTGTATCAAGCTTCAAAACATCTGTGCCATCGTACTCAAACATCAAGGCGCTGCCGTCTAGCTTAATAGTCCAGTCGCCAATCTTCAGTGTCGTGACCTTGGGTGCAATTGTTGACGTGCCATCGAGCAGGTCATCAAGAGCGTCAAAGTTGGTGTTGAGCTTGGTGCCCCATGTGTCTGCTGACGCACCTACTTCCGGCTTTGTTAATGAGTATGTTGTGGTTGTCGTATCTGCCATAACTAATTATCCGAATGGATTCTCCGTTGTGTTAACAATGCTCCATCCGCCTTATGGCGATGAGCTTGATTCAGTTGACCATTGCTTGGCATCTGAGGCTACGACATTCCAGCCACCCGATGGCAAACTTGCCGATAAATCCGACCATTGATCGGTAGGCTCAAGCACATCATCCCAAGGCGATCCCGATATAAACGTAGAGCCGATATACACCTCTGACGTTACCGGCCTTAAATCTTGAACATAACCCTGCTCGGAGTAATCATCCCCGTCATCTAGGACGTAGCCGCTGTCCCAATAGACCGCTTTCTTCGTCGTGGCTGCTGCGAGGATGATTGCCATGTCTTTGTTACCCTTCCTTAATCGGCAGAATCAGGCACGTCAGCGTAATCTGCATCGGTTACTTGATCCACAGACTTACTTAGCATGTCGACAAACGCCTGCCGCGCTACGTTTAACTGGTCTACGCTAAAACGTGCGTCGGCCAGCTTTGCGTCTAGGTTAGAGATATGTGCAACCATCACACGCTGTTCATCACTTAGATCAGCAACGTCATGCTCTACATCATTTAATACGATTTTTGGGCTTTCTTCAGTCATTCCACGGTACTCCGTCAAAGGTTGTTGGTGTCTTCTGACTAGATATATTATCAGTTAGCGCAGTTTCAACCGCATCACCATCAATTTCTGATTTTACCCACCCAATGACAGTCGCCTCAGTGAGATCGTTATAGGCAACGAAATCATCTGCGTCAGCGTCGGGCGTGAATGAACAAGTCCCATAAGATGACGCTGTGAATGTGTCGTCACCTACTGTTTCGGAATCGTCACAACGCCAGTGAGCCACGATGACCCCGCCGTCAGCCTGACGCTCTAAGTTTGCAATAGTCCATGTAGCCATTAGGCTTCTCCTTCAAGTTGTGCAACTCTTGCACGTAGTGATTGAATTTCTTTTAACATCATAGGCACTAGCTTTGAGTAGTCTACGCCCATCATGTCTTCTTCGGTTTC